TTATCAGCGGACATTAGCAGCATACCACTTCTCAAAGTCCTCTCTACGCTTATCACCTCTTGGTGGCATAGGAGTTCTTTCTCCACGAACAGGAGCAGACTTTTTGCTCTGCTCTCTTTCATACTTCTCAGGATTGTTTCTTGCTTCTTGTGCTTCATCCATATACTCTTCTTGACGAAGACCTTTGCGTCTCTGCTTTTCTTTTTGTTTAGCATTTAAGACAGCACCCTTTCCACGATTAGCAGATTGGTCCCAATCTCTTGGTGGAGTATAGTTAGAACCAAATGTCTTTTGGTTTCTTCTTACACGGTCATCAGTTACACTTGCCTCTCCAATAACAATATCAATTGCTTCCTCATCAATCACATTTGCCATCAACCACTCTGCTTCTTCCAGAGTTTCTGCATAACCTTCTACATAAAGAAACTCAAGAACTGTATCAAAGATTTCTACTTCTTCTTGATAAGTTCCTGCTCTTCTTGCTGCTTTGTTTCCAGTTCCAGTATAGTTCTGTTTCCTAATTGGATTTTTAGCCATGGTTGGAGTCATTGGAGTTCCACCAAGACCTTCTCTATCAAAGTATCCTCTACCAGAACCACGAATTTGTCTGATTTGAGCAACATTAGCACCTTGACCAGACTTTGCTCTACCAGAAGGAGTGCTACGAGCAGCAATCATTTCTGCTGCCTTTGCCTTACCCTTTTCACTGGTGATTGCTTCATCAAGAATTTCTTCTTGCTCATAAACATCTAAATATGCTTCTTGTAAATTGCGATAGTCTTGGGAATTCATTTCTATTAATACTTTTACATTTATTTATAAAAAAAACTCCTCAAAAGAGGAGAGAGTGTGTATTTTATAAATCTCCTTCTACACGATTTTCAGATTTATAAACAGAGAAAGTTCCTTCTGGATACCTTGCTGATAGTTTTTGGTAGTTGATTTCCATTAGTTCCTCAAAGGTAGTATCAAGAGCAATACAAAGTTGAGACATATACCAGAGAATATCCCCTGCCTCTTTTTTCATATGTATAATATTTTCTTCATTATATGGTTTTCCTTGTAAGAATATTTTTTTAATGATTTCAGCAAGTTCTCCTGCCTCGGCACTTACACCAAATGCAGCAGTCATAAGACGTGAAACATCAGCATCGTGAGTTATTTCAAGTTCTGTAAGACGCGAAACAAGTGCTGCGAAATCACTACTCGCAGGACTTGTAGTTTCACGAACAAACTCAATATATTTTTTTGTATCTATAGTATTATTTTCAGTCATAGTATACTCAGTGCTTCCATCAGAGATGTTTTCTTTTTCAATATTAATCAAAACTTAAATCCCTCAAATGATTTTTTAGGTTTCTTTTCTTCATTATCATACTCCTTTTCTTTACCAGAGTCAAGTATATCTTTTTGAGCATCTTGCTCTACATCATAAAGTCTCATCTTACTTCTATCAATACCAACAACAAATCTTTTATATATTGTTAAATCATTATATCGGTTCTTAAGTTGTTTGACCAGAATTTGCCCGAGACCTTCAAGTTCTTCTGTGCTAATAAGGGCGAACATAAGGTCAGCAGTAGCAGGAAGACCAAAGGATTCAGAAGTATCAGTAAGTTCAACATCAGAACTCCCATAACCACTACGAGTAGTCTGAGTAGCGGAAACAATTGGAACATTTGCCTCAACTGCGAGTCCTCGTAATTCTTCAGCAATTGATTTAACCAGTGTGTATGAGTTGGTATTACTTCCACCCTTAAATCGTGAAGAAGCACATATATTAAGATAGTCAATAAAAATAATATCGGGTTTAAATGATTTCTTAAGTGCAAGTTCATTTAACAATGATTTAAAATGATTTGAGTGTGCTGATGCTGTTGGATATTCTTTAATTATAAGTGTTCCCTGTGTCTTTTTAGCAATACTATTAACTTTTGATTCAAACATTGATTTTGGCAGTTCAGTCAGTTGTTGAATAGGAATGTTTAGAAGGTTTGCATCAATTCTTTCAGCAATACGTTCCTCTGCCATTTCAAGAGTGATGTAGAGAACGTTGCGGCCTTGCAATAAGACGGAAGCAGCAACATGGCACATAAAGAGACTTTTTCCGACACCTGTACCAGCAAGAGCGATATTGAGAGTCTTATTAGGCAAACCACCTTTGGTAATTTTATTGAAGTAATCAAGATCAAATTCAATTTTTTCCTCCTTTCTATGATAAGACTCATAACGTTTCTCAAAGTCTAACAGATAATCGTGCCCAACGTGAGTATCAAAAGATACTGCGAGAGCATCTGATAAAATTGTAGGTATGCTATCTCTGTTTTTTTTTCCGTCTTTATCATCTGCAATATGTATTGATTCCATCAGTGCAAGGTAGATTGCTCTATCTCTACACCATTTTTCAGTTGTATCAACTAACCAATCAAACTCTGTAGGAACATCATCAAGGCACTCAATAAGATGTATGATTTGTTTAAAAGAATCCTCATTAATGTCTTTACGTTTTTCCACTTCAATACAAAGAACTTCTTTTGTTGCAAGTTGATTATATTGTGTAACAAAATTGAATATTTCTTCAAAAACTATTTTTTGATTAGAGTCTTCAAAATAATCAGATTTAACAAATGGAATAACTTTTCTTGTATATTTCTCATTATATAAAAAGTTTCTCAAAATTAGAAATTCAACTTTATCCATCGTCTATTTTGTGCTGTGGGTTACTTAAAGAGTGTAATATATCAAATACAAATGTAATTCTTACTTCATCAGCAATATTAACTGTTCCGTGAGGTAATTTATTATCAAACCACAAGAGAGTTCCTGGTTCTACAATTATAGTTTCATCTCCAACAAAGTATTGATATCTTCCAGAAATACCAAGATGATATCTATCTCTTGTTAGATAATAGGTTCCAATATCAATATGAGCACCTACAATTTCATCAATTGGGAGAGAAAGAAATCCACAACGTTGAAGTTCTTTACTTCCAAAGTTTTTACGAACAATCTTTCGTATTTCACTATGATGTTCATATGCAGGAGTCTTAATATTAATTTCAGAGTCTCCAACAAAATCTTCTTTCTTTTTGACTCCTCCCATTATAAGTTGTAATGCACTTACTGGCAAATCAGCAAATCCACGATCAATAAGAGACTGAATGTTTTCAATATTTTTTTGATGATCCCAGTCTTGTGGATTTTTTTTAAGTTGCTCAATTACTTTGGTAACATTAATTTTAGTATCTATTACCTTAATACATTTACCCATAACTAAATTCTTTTTGTGCTACTTCATCAAGAGACTTCATTATTTCTGGAGTAAAATATTTATCTACGTCTTTTAGTATATCCTTACCATAGATTTTTTTACCATCCATTTCATATCTTCCTGCCACATTTTTCCACATTCCACCAATCTCACCAAGCTCAAGTAATCCATAGTACTTATCAAGTCCACGTTCATCATAAAATAAACGAATTTGAACTTCCTTATTTTCTTTACTTAATCTTGATTTTTGTGTTTTAGCACGAATAATATTTCCTATAACTTCTGTTCCATCTTTTTCTTTTGATTTGGATAAGTATACGATTGTAGATGATGCATATTGCAGTCCAGACCCACCTGACATTTGCTTTCCACCATAAAGACTCATACTTTCATAGGTGTGATTGGTGACTATCATAGGAATATTTGCCTGACCCAACTTGAGAGTCAACATTCTAAAAGCACCCTTAATCAGTTGTGCCTTGGTCATATCACGAGTATCTTTCTCGGCAAGTGTATCTGTGATTTCTTTATTAGTAGAAAGCATACCCAAAGAGTCTAGTACAAACATACAAGGTCGTCTTTCGTCTTTCGATTTTTTCAGATATAAATCAACTGCTTTCAGAGTCTTATTACGGAAATCTTCAATCGTGACTACATTGACAACCACCAGGCGAGTTGTGTCAATTCCCCTACCTTCCAAAAGGGATTTTGTGATTGCTGCTTCAGTATCAAAATACAAACAGTATCCAGTAGGATTATTATCAAGGAAATTCTTAACGACGGCAAGACTGAAGAAAGTTTTTCCAGTAGAAGTTTCCCCTGCGATTGCAGTAATCTTGTTCCCAGAAACACCACCAAAGATGCTACCAGATACAAGAGCGTTAAAAATGTAGCTGCCAGTATCCACATACGTTTCAGTTTCGTCAATTTCGGATGCCAGTTGTGTGTATTCTCCACCAATTTCTTTTACAATTTCTTTCAGAAAATCCATAATTTAGTTTTTCTCCGTAACATAAACATAGTCGGGGTGTTTTGTCTTAAATGCTTCTACTTGTTCTTGTGTTTTCAAGTATATAGAAAGAGTCGTTTTTGGGTGCTCTTTGAAAGAATACTTAACCTGTATTAAATTTTTCATCATGCAACCACTCCGTATTTTTCTCTTAGAATTTTTTTGTAAGGTAGTCCTTGGTCTTTAAGTTCTTTTATTAATTTCAGTCTATGGTACAATGATGCATCACCCCCAAGACTCATTGCCTTAATAATCGTGTTCAGTTCTTCGTCTGTAATCGGTAAATCCATTAGGTAAAAAATGACTCCAAGTTGGAAGTGTATTCAGTTTTCCATCCAATCACATCAAGAATTGATTTCAAAGGATCTAAAAATGCTTTTTCAAATTGTAATTCATAGTCAATGTATTTGTCAAGTTTGAGTTCTTTTGGAAACTCTGAAATAAATGAGATTACATTTTCGTGAATTATATTTGGTTTTTTGAGATAGATAAATTTAATCTTTTCTCCATTTTTTATAATAGAATACTTATTTGAAAGTTTGTTTTGTTTTATATAGTGATTATAAAGTAGTGCCCCACGAACATGAATTGGAGTTCCTTTTGAATAGATTGAATTTGATGAATAATATTTTTCAACATCAGACACTGACCTTGGAAATGAAAGTTCTTCTGGAGAAAGACTTTTAAACTCCTGGCGAGCATTTTCAATAAACTCAATTACCTCATCTTCAGTTCCATTCATCATCAATTTAAGAGCACTCTTAATCATCTTACGACAAGGAGCAGGAGTTGATGACTTAACTGCCTCAATACCCATTATCTTGAGTTTAGGTTCTTCATAACGAACACCCTCAACATCCCAGGCATTTAGAATATATCTCTTTTTGGCAGTCCAAATACCACGATCAGCAATAGTTTCTCGTTTCATTTGCATTTTTTGATCGTAGGCATTTACATATTCTGCCAATTCTTGGTAAGAATTTTCAATATACTTTTCAAGTTCCACCGAACAGATCTTATCAAGGAACGAAATAATGCCTTCAGAAGTTTTCTCTCTTCCTTTGTATATCTTGTCAACCAGAGGACCCATATGAAGGTAGATACTATCAGTATCAGAAGCAATAACATAATCAACTTCATCTGTCTTAAGGAGTTTATTTAGATACAAATTCATCTTATTTTCAATCCAACGAATCGCAACTTGTCCTGATGTTGTGATTGCCTCAGCATTTGCTAACTTATAATAACGAAAATATTCATTACCTACAGCTCCATAAGCAGAATTCAAAGAAATCTTTTTTGCCATTTGTATATTATTGCAACGAGCAATCTCTTTCTCTAATTTTTTAGTTGGAGTTTTTTCATATTGTTTCTTTGCCTCAAGCATCTTCTTTTTGTAAATAACTCTTTCGTTGTACATTTTTTCCATTAATTCCGGAAGAAATCCACGAACGTCTTTACGATACATTGCTCCGTTAGGACATACTGCATAATCTTTATAATCAGAAAAATCAAGTTGCTTACTTAAAATCTTATCTACTGATACTGTAGGATGCTTTTCATCTAATAAAGTTTCTGGTGAAATATTATAACCCATTATCAAGTGAGGATATAGACTATTCAAGTCAAAACTTACAACATAATCATACATTCCTGGTTTTGGTTCTTTTACATATGCCCCAGCAAACTTTCCATTCTTTACAGAACTATCTTTTTGTGGGATAACAATATTTCTTTTCTTTAAGTAATTGTAAATAATTGCATCCCAAGTTCTTACTTGATAAAATATATCACCATAGTTTACTTTCGCATCATATGCCATCGTAAGAATGAGTTCGATTAGTTTCATCTTGTCTTCTAAACGATCAACAAGTTCTACGTCAACAATATTATATTCAATAAACTTTTGCCAACCGTGAGTATAAAACTCTTTAAAAGTATCAAATTCAGAGTGATCTAATTTTTTCTGGCCAAGTTCTACTTCAGCAATATAATCCAAACGATATGACTCTTGTGCCTTATATGTAAACTTCTTATACAAGTCCATATAATCAAGTTGAGTGATTCCACCAACATCAAAGACTGTATGTTTACGTCCTGTGAGATATATTTCTCCTTCAGTCACCAATCCCCAGTTAGAAAAACGTTTCATTAGTTTTTCACCAAGGACACGATCTAAACGTTTGCAAATATAAGGAATATCGTATAGTTGAATATTCCATCCTGTAATCACATCAGGAACATCAATCATCCAATGATGAATAAAAGAATTGAGAAGTTCATATTCACTTGGGCAATAATGATAAGTTACATCACTCCGATTATTTACAAATGGTTTGACTCCCCAGGTTATTATTTTTTTAGTATTGTAATCTTGAACACTAATCGCAAGAATTTCTTCAGTACAAGACTCTACATCAGGAAATCCCTCTTCTGATGATACTTCAATATCAAGAGTAACAAGTTTGATTTGACTGATATCAAATTTAATCTCATCATCTGGATAGTTTTCTGAAATATATTGATAGACATATCTGTCCTGTCCATATATTTCAAACCCTTCAATATCTTTATACTTATTAAAAAACTCTCTACAATCTCTTACCGTTCCTGGTTGAATTGATTCTACATTTTCACCATTCAAAGTTTTATATTTTGACTGTTTTTTTGTTGGAATAAAAAGAGTTGGAGAAAAATCTCTTCTTGTTTCATATCTTTTACCATCCTCTACTCCACGAATCAAAAATTGATTACCAATCAATTGAACATTTGTATAAAAATTTGAAGACATTTTACTCAATTAGTTTTTCATATTTTTTTAAGATTAAATTTATTGGATCAATAATAGTCAATATCTTATCAGAGTGAATCATAAAACTATTCTGTGATGTATAGTCTAACATCCAAGGAGTCAATGTCATATCAGAATTCACTACAAATGGCTCTGTCAATCTACAATCTGGTTCTCCCAGTTCAGAACCAACTTCCTCAATCTGACTTA